TGCTTCTTATATCCTTTCCAGCAAGAGGTGTTGCCGTTGTCATCAACGCCATCCATCTTTACTTTCTCGATGACATAAATCTCGCCATCGATCTCATACTCTTCGCGCTCAAGAACTTCTAATTCTTTTTTCTTGACCGTTTTCTTTGCTTTCTTTGCTTTTATTGTAGTGTCTTCAATTTCAGCGCCATTGGACTGCTGTGGCATACCATCAAATGCTGCTTCGCTAATGGTAGTATTCTGGAAGGTGTCTCCACCCATCCATTTACCATATGCTTCCATCAACTCAGACGAAAACTCGTCATTATTGTTAACACTATTGACTGTCTTCTGATACTTCATCGTTTAACAAGGAGGTTCTTCTCGTATTATTTATAGATCTAATATTCTTAATCCACTCCCTAAACATATTACCTTCTTCAGAAATTACGATAGCATAGTTTCCACCTACTCTATGAAGATGTCCTTTCTCTCCTGTGCGTGATGACATAACAGCATCACCTTCTTTAAATATTTCTTCCTGTCTCTGTTGTTGCCGTAGTGCTTCTTCTCGTAGTTTCTTGAAATCTTTCATTTAAAATTCGCAGGTAGATTATCTTGTATATCAATCATCATTTGTTTACACTGTTTGTCATTTAATGCTCTGGGAATCCCAGAACGAAATGTTTTAAAGTCGTTAGCAAATGCGGCACGTCTCATCTTCGTTCCAGAAATAGCAAAGGTATCTCCATCAGCATCTCTGCTACCAGAAGATTGTATCTCAATCTTTCTGAACGAGAAGTCTTTGCCATTGTATTTGTGTAAGAACTGCATCGCACTAACACGATCAGATCCAACTAAAAATACAACTTCATTATATCCCCCCAACATCAAGTCCTGCATAATAGCGACAGGATCTTTGGGTCCGGACATTATCTTACCACGATGTTCTGGAAACATCAAGTTCATGTAATACAATTTACGATCAGGTGGTAAGGGGTTCTTACCTTTAGTATCAAATGTCTGAGAGATATAGATCCGATAGTCATGACTACCTGCGATACGTTTTACCCCATCAAAGTTATCTTTGTGTCCTGTAGTAGGTGGTTGAAACCTACCAAATGTAAAGTAGCAAGTATTACAGTTTAACGCCATTGCTTCTGCAGAGTGAAGTTGTTGTATGCAAACTCCAAGCGATTAACAAACTTGATCATACTGCCATCTTTATGCAGAACATATCCCTCCGGAGTTGTGACCTTATATCCTTTCTCAGTTTGAACGTATGTTCTAAACTCTTCCAAGTGGTCCAGTTTATCTATAACCATTTGCTTGACTGTCTGTAGTTCTTTGTACAGAGCAAGCATTGCTTTAAACTTATCTTTATTCTTTTCAACGTACAACTGACTGCCATAAACAAGTTCTCTTTTTGCTGTTAAGTTTGCAACTGTCTTGATCTTGGCAAGTTCCTTCTCCATCTTATCACCATAGAAATTCAGCATGGCATACATTGCTTCATCCACATTATTAATACTACGAGCATTCTTGATCTCATTGTTAAAGAACTGCTTTAAGTATGATGCAATATGAAACTTCTTATCTCCTGTAGTACCAGTAGCATCTACTAGTTCATTTAAAAATGGACCACAGACACCACACATGCGTTCAATCTTAGAGATATAGTTATCAAACTTTTGCATCTCTGATTTAGAAAATCCCACACGATCCATAGGAGTATCGTTTTGAATTACCAATGCATTAGTAGATCCTTTTACTTTAGCACCAGCTCTTGCTTGCATGGTAGGTAGATCATCTCCAGTGTAGTGAGTGTGGAACACTACTCCAATCTTTGATTGTCCTGCTGCTTTACCAATAGGATGATCTACAGGAATACCATATGTAATTGTGTTAGGTCTGAATGTATAGAGTTGTTCTCCTTTGATAGTTTCTCTTTTCAATGTACTATCCGTAAACATCAGGTCTCCTTGTACCACACCTTCAATACCCAGTTCACCAAAATACTTTAGAGCAAATTTAAGTTTTTCAGCAAGGTCTCCCTCATACCAACCATCAATCTGACTATCAACAAAACATAGTTTAGGAGCAGTCTTTGCAAAGACAGACTTAGTTCCAACAAAGAACATACCAGATGCAGGATCTGTACCACAAATAACAGATGGAGCACCATCCCATTTGGTTTGCATAAACCCAGCATTCTCTTGATGTCCAAGCATCTTCCTCAGTTCCTTGAGAAAACCAACAGCAGCTTTACATCCCTCAACTCCATAGTTGAGCATTTCATCCTCAAGATGTTCTAAGTGTTTTAGTTGAGTTACGTTTGCCATTAGGAGATCTTGATGTACGGTGCAGAATTATCAGAAGCAGATGTTGCATACAAATATATTCTAGTTGTTATCTCATCACGTTCATCTTTAGATCCACTCATCATTCTATCAACAACTTCAAGACCAATATACTTAGCAAATTTCCACTGAGGTCTCATCCTAGAAATCTCTTTTTGATTAGTGGACTCATCATTTCCCATGACAAAAGCTTTGTTCTTATTGGCAAGTGCAAAAATCATTTTGTCTAGTCCACTGCCCCTAGAAGCAACCGACACCGCTGCAGCATTAGGGTAGTTCTTCCACACCCCATTGCCCTCGCCATAGACCGACTCCATGATGTAGTTCATGACTCCTCCACCTACTTTACCATGCTTTGCAGCAGATCCCATAACTTCACCTTGCCATGTCTTGCCTTCAGCATCTGTTGCCCTGAACTGAACGCTGACTCCCTGACCCTTCACGTAAACGTCCATGGATCCCATCAGAGTTTTTGATCCAACACTCTCGAATGGTTTCTTAACTGTCAGTGATGCTCTAGTAAAGTTATGCTCTGTTAGATTTGCTTGACTGGATGTCACTTTCTTTAGAGATACACCAATCAATTTCTTTTCCTTGATTAGTTGTTTCAGTACTTTATTGATACCACCTCGGAATATCATTTCATCAGTGATCATACTGGTATCAAAATCATGAGAACACATGTAGATATCAGCAGGTGTCCATTTGTTAATGTTAGAGAATGGTCTACCATCAGCAGCATTTACTTTCTTGAAATGATTTTCTACTGTGTTGACAATAGAAGTTCCTCTATGAAATTTAAACTTGGTGTTCCTATACTTGGTTGCACCATATAATTTGTTTGCTGTTTTAATACTTGATTTCATCCACGAAGAATCATTGATCAAGAACTCGTGTATTTTTCCTAGGGGTTCGTCTGTATCAACAGAACCAGATACTGCTTCTAAATCTTCTAGGGTTACAATATACTCAGGATCAATATCCTTTCTCAGTGAGTATCTGTATGCTGTCATCCAACATGCCGCTCCTTCAAATAGAGCAGTTGCATCAGCACCACCACCAGATCCTTTATTACTACCAAACAATGTAGTCTTTTTAATTTTAGTAAGAGTGATATCAGTAGAAACGTTCTTCTTCACTTGTTTCTTAATTTCTTTTAAAACTTTCTTACCAGAATACTTTGCTGCAAAATTGTTTTGATTCGTTTTATCAGGAGAATCAAATGATAGTTTACCATCAATAACCTGTTTCATATCTGACAGAACAGCATCAGATGTCATGATTAGTGCTTTGCCACCACTCACAACTTCTATTAGTTCTCTGTTCACAATAGCATCGTAGAGGACACGCAAGCGAATACCACCACCTGTTGGTGCATCCTTGCCATAATCGCCCATGGTCATTGCTGCCATAAGAAAAACCTCCCGTCTAACTATTTAGAGGGGAGGTCGAGATAATCTTTTTCATTTTGATAGGGGTGCGTCTGTCCTGTCCACAGTCTATACCCTTCCTTGACTTCTGGCAAGAGCCACTGGTCCACACGAACACACTGCTCCCAGTTGACAGGGTGAGCACAACTCACCACTACAACAGAAAAGAATGCTCGTAGGTGAATCCAGAGACTAAGCATATCTGTCCCAAAGTGCGGTAATGTTCTCAGTAATGTTTACACCACCATCAAGAAATTCTAAAATTTCTCCATTAGGATCTGTAATAATAAACGCAGGAGTTTTACTTACACCATATCTTTTAGCAAGAGAAATATTTTTTTCCGGAATAGGTTCTCCACTAAAGTCTTCAAGATAAACTTCATTAATAACAGTTGATCGTTCATCTTTGAGAGCACTTATATATCTTTTAACAAGACCACATGGACCACAAGAGTCTCTTGTAAATAGATAAAAACTAGTCATTTTCATTCATTAAGTTGATTAAGGTTATCACTAAAATGTTTTTCAAGAACTTCAATACGTTCTTCTTCATGTGCAATAATATCAAGTTGTTCTTGAATAGCGGCTAACACATCCGGATGTTCGCCAATACCTACAGGGTTATGTAGATAAATTTCAACGTTAACTTTTGCTTTGCTAATATTACCTAACGCATTATTTTTTAATGCAGAAAAAGTTTTTTCTCTTAAATTACACGACATTAATACAATTCCTCTTCTTTTTCAGATTCAATAATTACATCACTTGTAGGATACGAAACACAGGTTAATAAAAATCCCGCTTCAAGTTGATCATCATCAAGAAAAGATTGGTCTTCCTGATTTACTGTTCCTTCTAAAATTTTACCAGCACATGTAGAACATGCACCAGCACGACAAGAATAAGGCATTTCAACTCCTGCTTCATCAGCAGCATCTAAAATATATTGATCATCAGCACAATCAAAAGTAGTTTCTGTTCCGTCAGGTTGTCTAATAGTTACGTTCATTTATATAAAAAGACTTGCGTAATATATATCAACGATCTCCTGCTTTACGATTTTCAGAAAAGTAAATATCAAACGATCCTTCAGGATAACGTTTCTCTAATTTCTTAACATTACCTCTGATAACGTCATCAAAAGATACGTCCAAAGCAATGCAAGCTTGTGCAACATACCAGAGAACGTCACCCAACTCAATAATAAGATGCTCTCTATTATCG